CTTCTTCATTTCAGTACCTCCTTTTTGTTATACAAAAATATAGTACAAAACGATCATGAATGTAAAGTGTTTATTATTTATTTTCTAGTGCGATGATTCTATCGGTCATGTTGTTCAATCTTCTGTCCAGTGCTCGGTCAAAGGCATCGTGCTCAACCCTTGTCCATCTACCACTTGTAGATACCTGAATCATCTCTTGTTGCACTTCTAATTTCTTTGTTAAATTAGAGACTCTCTCTGACAAGATTGCTATATTCGTAAACAGCCCAAAAGTACCGAGGATAAACGACACCACCAGCGCAGTTAATATTGACCCGATATGTTTTTCTAATACTGATATTTTTGGCATAGCTTAAAACCTTATTTCAATTCCTGCTTCCGCTCTAACTTCTTGCTGTGAATACCTACCACCAACAAAGCATCTAAACAGCAAGCATTTCATTCCAGCTTGCACATAATATTCAGGCTTCATTTCAGTGCTGTAAATAATACCCACATAGTTGAGCTTCTCGCTATTGATTATCTCTTTTTTCTTGCCATATTTCAATGTTTTAGAGTTTTTTAAATTGGTTTTATCGGTAACTAAGCCAGTTTTATTTGTACTCTTTTTCAGGTTACTTTCAATCGTTGTTGTTTTTGTTCCGTCAGGTTTTTCTACTATAACTTTTCTGGTCTGCTTTTCTATAAGTTGGCTCGATAGAGATTTTATTTTTGAGCTAAGTTCTTTTATCAGATTTTCATCTTTGACTATTTTTTCAGTCTCAATAATTCTTGCTGGCTTAGACAGATAACCTATTATGCCACCAATCAAAACACCAATTAAAACAAACTTACTTTTTTGCAAAATGCTCACCAACATTCCCGATCACTAAAGCCAAAACGTAGGGATAAAGAGCGTCTGCATACTCATCAACTTTGTAATTAAAAAGAAATAGAATTGTGATAACAAAAAACATTATAGAAAAAATCGTCATTTTTCTTCCACCTAAAAATTCAAATATTTTTTGCATTAATCCCTCCACGCTATAGCTTGATGAACATCAAAGTTAGGGCAAGTCTTTGAGCCATCAAAGTCCCTGTGCCCATAAATATCTTTATGAGTTAACTTGTGGTGAGGTAAAATATCTGCATTGACTAACATTCTTAAAGAAGCTAGCTGTTTAGTTGAAAATACTTTCGAGCCTGTCAAGCAAATACCAATAGAGTCAGAATTATGCTCCTTAACATGAGCCCCTGCCTTTTCTTCTGGTCGCCCCTTGTGGATAACTCCATCTTTAGTTATAACGTAATGATAACCAATGTCAGACCAACCACGCTCTATAACGTGCCACTGATATATAGCATCTATATTATCGTGATGAGCATGGTCTGAGTCTGAACAGTGAACAACTACCTTGTTAATTTTTCTCATTTATAAAGCTAATTCTAGTTCAATGTCTTTGATTTCTTTATACCAACTATCCCTATCCGTTATAACTTGAGCCATGTACTCGTCACTTTTGCCAGTTCTTTTTTGGTAGTCACCAGTCATTTTTCTGTCAGAGTAGTTTAAAAGATTTTTAAGCTCAGATAGCCTCTGTAGTTTTAAATCTTCATCGCTCGGAGCTGTCAACTCTTTAACTTCATCCATATCGACTTCAGTTAATTTTTCAACTATTGCTTTGATTTTCTTATCTTTTAATTGATCTTCATCGTAAGCAAAAATTTTATTTTCTTTGTTTTTAAAGTGCTTCATATAATCCTTATCTTAATTCCTGCCATGTGCTAATAGTTCCAGTCACCATAGAAACTAAATACGTTGATCCGTTTGGTACAATAATTATAATCCTAGATGAAGATGATCCAGCAGATGTAGACGACCTATTTCTGGCGACCAACACTCCGTCTATTGTAAAAGATATAAAACTGTCATTACTTGTCTCTGATCCAGCAGAAACCATTATAGGTTTTCCAGTGCTATTGGTATAGGTTACACCTGCCGATCTGCTCGCAAAAACATTAGTCCAAGACTGGTCAACACCGATAGAGTCAAGCTCACTCTTAGCCTTAACAAAAGCAGTAGTCGCTAATCTTGTAGAGTTGTTTCCAGCTGTCTGAGTCGGAGCAGTTGGGTTTCCAGTTAACGCTGTATTAACTAAGTCTAAAACATTAAGTGATCTTTTCCAATTAGTAGCGTCGCCAGATGGATCACTTGCACTTACATGAGTAGCTGTTCTGCATATATAAACATCACCGTCAAAAGTAGCAGATGATCCTATCGCATACTCTTGAGCTGCATTCCACTCAGGGACACCGATCTGATGAATGTAAGCAAGCAGTTGACCTAACGTGTACCCAACAGCATTAAACCAATTTTTAGGAGGCGCATCGTTTGTTCCAACAATCTCCCAACCCTCAAAAAATTCTGTGTTTAAGTTATCGTCAAGTGTATCGCTCTGGCTTGTGTCGCCAAAAACTGTTCTGTTAGTACTTGTCGAGTCAGCCCCAAACGACTTTAAATTTCCATTATATCTTGTAATCTTAGCCATATTTTACCCTCTCTTCTTATTATATAATCAACTGTGCAAACTTACCAACTCCAAAGCTTTTTGAGTTGGGATTGTCACTAAAACCAAAAAAAGACTGCGAATTAAAACTTATTATAAATTTGTAACTTACCGCCTGTGGCTTAGGTAACAAGCCCAGTTCTTTTAAAAATTTTATATCATTTTCGTTGAATTGACTATCAACATAAATAGTCAATGTCATATTCTGATTATCTAAAACAAAAGCATTTCCATTAAAAAGAAAACTAACAGCATCTTGAACAGAAAAACCCTCATCATCAATCATGACCGCCTTAGATATATTCTTTGCGATCTTGGCAGTCAAATAAAACTTATATTGATTATCATCAAGCTCGGTAGGCGATAATCCTGAGTCGGTCACAATATCAAAAAATGGAGCTTCACCAAAACTTTTTGACTCTACGTTATCATTAAAACCAAAATAAACTTTCGGGATAGCGTTTTCAACAATCCTCCCAAAGCCTACAATTTTCCCTATTTTATCGAGCCTATCGCCTGTCGCTTTGTCTAGGTCAAACTTATTAACAAAATCATTGAGAATATTGAAAACCTTTTCAAACTCATCAGAATATAAACCTATTTCAGCCATCGCATTAGGTTTATTATAATACTGCTGAATAATTAAGTTTAAATATTCGCTCACTAAATAACCTCAGTCACGTCAACATTATCAGTTAAGATTCTATACTTTTCAACAAAATCAGAGTCAAGAGACTCGTCCGTCCAAGTTGTTTCATCAAGACTTATTTCTAAATCGTATAAGTTAAAATTAGTCCCAGCCTGATAACCTAAGCCATACAAGGATGACGCAAAGAGATTTTCATTCGTTATAAAAGACTTTGAAGCTATTTTTTCAGCAATTAACTCCAAGTCAACCGCCTGTCCAACTACTAAACGCTTGGCATTTAGCCTGACAAAAACGTCAACAATATCTGGTCTGTCTATTTTTACTTGATGGTTAATGATAAAATCAGGCAGCCCGACTCTAGGAATTGCCTCAGTGTAAGTTATATCTTCACTACCAACAAAAGCCGCTCCAGCCGTTTTGTTTTTTATAAGAGTTTCCGCGATACTTGAAAGATCACCATTTTCAACTACAAACTGAACAGAGTGAGGCGGCATAGCTCCAACCGTTGCGCTTGTATCATTTTCCCTACCAACAACATCAGTCACCCCTTGTAGCTGTGACAGCCTTGCAATGCTTGAGCCTAGTGTAGAGTATGCATTTATCTCTAGTGATCTATTCCTTCTTATTCTTAGCTCCTCCGAGCTTTCTTCATCGCGACCAGCCGTAGCAGCCAAGGGATTGTCAACCGATAAGACACCTAAAACAATAGTCACTGGAATATTAATTGTGCTAGATAATGCCTCAACATTTCCAAAATTCTGAGCAACCAAGGTAATAGTATTAGCCCCAACAGTTAAAGAGTTTTCAGATAGCGTTACCCACTTTTGACCAGTGGCATCCTCAACTGTATAACCAGCATCAAGCGTAATATTTCTATCAGTTGTTACAGTGGCATCAACTTGTGAGCGCGTAGCTGGTAATCTAACCAGACCGACAAGCTTACAAATTACGTCCTGAAAAGTTCCAAAAGTGAAATCAACGTCAAGATTAGAATAAATGATCTGAGTAAATGACTGAAGATCAAGAACTTCCTTTGCAATAATACCCACCCTCTGACCGTCAGGTGTATCGGCATCAAGGTTAATATCAGCACCGTAAATCAATTTAAGTTCATCGGCTATGCGATTATAGATATCCTCGTAGGTGTCTATCGTCAAACCGTCTTTATTAAACTCTAAAGCCATCTAATTAATTCCTATCTCTAATTGAAAAGAGTTCTGAAATACATCAACATATTCAATAATAACAGTCGCATCTCTGCTTTGTCCAACCAGTTTAAGCTCAATGTTTATTATTGATCTAACTCCATCGGTATCGCCTGCAACCCTTTCAATTTCATTTGTTATCGTGTTTATATTATTTTTATTTCCAAGAATATTAAACCAGTCAATTCCATCATCAACATCTAAAAACCAATCATTTTTAAACATTTTTATTCTTGTCTTTACGTTCTGAGCAACTTCTTCTGAGCCCCTTGCATAGTTTGCAAGCCCTTGCCCAAAAGTCCAGTCACTATCGCTCGTTATTCTTGATGTTGCCATTAGAGTGGTCCTCCTGTATTGCTGCCGCCGCCTGTTTTATTGTGAACATGACCAGTGAAAAAAGCTTCTGCAACAGGTGTTGAGCCTATAACCATGCTAAGCATAGTTATTACTCCAGTGCAGGTTATGTTTCCATTTACAGTTAAGTTTCCAGTGATCGTCATATCACCTGTCTGAGTATGATTTCCAGTTAGGTCAACATCGCCAACAATGGTCAAGTCTCCCTCTTGGTCTATGTCTCCAGTTATTTCAGTATCGCCCTCGCGCACAATTTTATCAGATGGAATAGTTTTTGCAGTCGCAAGTGGATTCACTCCACATAAAGCAAAGCAATCACTATAGTCGTGCATCCTGTTTTCTATTGGCTCTATTTCGTCTAGCCCTGCATACCAGTTATCATAAGACCTTTCATTTACAAGCAGCAAACAATAGTCACCAACCGCAATAGGGAAAGCCTCATACATTGCTCCACCCTGCAAAAATATAGGTGGAACACTTTTAAAAACTGGCAGCTTTTTCGACTCGCCATTAAAAAGTCCGTTAACAACTGGCTGCACATCAATAGTCTTAGGATTAACCGCAACGACTCGACCGACTGCCATAGTGTGCAAGCCTTTTCTGTCACTTTTAATCATTTTTTGAATAATTCTATTTAGCTCTAAAGTTTCCATTTACCCAATAGCCCCTGTCACGTTTTGCTTCCAGTCCGCTCCCTCAGTATCTCCTGAGTACGATATAGCAATAGCCTGATAGATTCCATTATAAATGGGAGCGACTTTTGATTCTAGCTTAAAGTTTCCACCCAGCCTTATATTGGGATTCAAAATTGTATCAAAATTTATTCTTAAACTTTCTCGTTCTGGTGTATTCATTAAACCTGACTCAGCGTCAACTAGCGGCACAAAGTTCCCGACCGCTTTCCCTTTTTTCTTAATAGTTATCAAGCCGTTATCTATATAAAATTCCTCATCATCTTGAAGCGAGTCCTCTATTATTTTTGATGAGCTTCCATATAAAACCTTTGGTCTTACCAAATCTTTGAATTTTTCAATAAAACCTGACTTAGCTGTATCATCTTCTTTTTCAATATCCTTAACAGCCGCATCAATAGCCCCTTGCTTGGTAGTAACAGTTTTAGATGTAAATGCCCCGATATAACCAGCCCCACCGCTAAAACAGTTAGCCGTACAGACGTAACCATTATCTGTCAATTTAACCACGCCCCTATAAAGTGTTCCCGAAAATATCGTTTTTAAGTTCCCATCATAGCCAACTTTAAAATCAAAATAAGTTCTTGAGCGTTGGTCGATTATAGGGTCACGGAAAAACATATCCCTGCTTTCTTTCCCCAGTCCATAAACCTCAAAATTAAAACCATTAGCACCAACACCAACACCCTGACCAGTGTTTTTAATTCCATCAAAAGCAATACGCAAAGGCGGCTCAATAA